AGTTAAATCAGCATAAATTTTAAGACTTGCTAAGAAAGACTCAGAGTCCATTTCATTTCCATCAGGTCCGATTAATTTACCAGCTCCTGTGTCAGCAAAACCACACATTTTAAGTAATATTTTTCTTTGGTTACCTGTTGGTGACAAAGAATCTGTTAAAGATCCATTAGACCATACTTGTATGGTTGTAGCCGCAGTAACTGCTGACCATTGACCTTTAGAGTAATCAAATAATCCTGGAGGATCTAAATCTGCAGCACTACCTTCATAAAATAAATCATAAAGATTTTTTCCGAATGCTCCTGCGTTTGGTGAGTATCCTGCTCCTGGTCCTGAGTTACCTGTACCACCTGCTGTAGGTCCGTTCGGTGCTCCGATTGGTTGATAGTGAGTTCCAGACGCATTTGCTGTACCACCATTATAACCTTGAATTTTAGGTACAAAGAAGAACAATTTACCAATCGGTAAGTTCATTGCTTGTACTGATACTATTTCGTTAGCCAATAATTTAGAGAAAACTCTTCTTACGATAGGGAAAACAACTGTTTCGAATGCTCCATTGGAACCTTCAGAAGTTGCTTCGTTAATCAAGAAAGAAGCTTGGTTTTCATATAACTGTGCTACGTTTTCTTTTAGGTGACCTCTAAGGCCTTCAAGGAATCCTAATCTATCCCATTTGTTAATGGTATCTTCTTTGATAACTTTAAGGTGTTTTAACCCAATGTTACCAACCATACCTGATTCTAATAATGCTCCCATTTTTTTGGTTTTTATTTTTAGTTTATTTATTTTTTATTTTATTTTATTTTTGACATTAAATCTTTCATTCTTAAGAATTGTGGATTCTCATAAGTTTTTGATTCAATTAAAGTTGATGCCGATCCCGATGACGGGGTTTTTTCAACAGTTCTTTCAAATGACTCAGTAATAGACTTATTATCCGTTGTTCCTTTTGACGAAAGTTCGTCTTTAATTATTCTATACAAATTTTTAGATTCTTTAAGAGTTTCAACACTATCAAATCTTTTTAAAACATTAATTTTTTCTTGTTTTGTAGTTGAGTGTTCTGTAAACAAACGTGTGGCATAAGCCAAGTTTGAATTGAATACCGCAACTTCATTCAATTTATCTCTAAATATATTTAATGCGTTTCTGTACTCTTCATTTTTTTCTCTAAGAATTTGTAATTCGGAATTGTCAACAGTTTCTTTGATTTTAACTCTCATTTTAGGTAATGATTCTCTGTTAGAACTATTTCTACTACCATTTCCTAACGTACGCGCGGATTCTTTAGTTTCAATTTTTTTCTTAACAGGAACGTTTTTACCCTTTTCCATGTTTTCACCTTCCTTATATTCAAATTTTGGTTTACCCATACCAACTCCTCTGGTTCCTTGTTTCAATTTTGTTCTGAAACCTTGTCCTTGGTTAGGTTTTTTGTCATATTTGAATTTTGATGCGTTACCCATACCAACACCTTTGGCTTTAAAATTAGATTTAGATTCAACAACATACTCATCATCATCTTCTTTCCCTAATTGAGAATAGTCAGTTTCAAAGTCAAGATCATCATCTTCAAAGTCAAGATCATCATCTTCAAATTCTTCCGGATCTTTACGGTGATTACGACCCATGTGAAAACGTTCTTCCATTTCACCATTTAAGTGTTTAGAATAAAAGTCTTCATCTTCTTCATCATCTTCTTCTTCATCTTCGTCACCACCATTCATTACAATTTCAAAAATTGTTTCACCATCTTCATCTTCATCTTCATCGTCCCAAGATTCATCAAGTTCGTCGTTTTTAAACATTTCTGATTCATCTTCTTCTTCAGATTCTCCAAGTTGGATTAAATAATCTACATCATTTCCTTCATCTGATAAATGTATCATATCACCTTCTTTTTTTACAATAACTCCATCGTCATCCCCCATTGCTCTAAATACTTTTAAAACATCTTCGTGGGACGCACCAGTTAAGTCAATTGTGTCTTCGTCTTCGTCGTCAAAGTCGGTTTGAACAGGCATTACGTCTAGTTCATCATCGTCTTCGTCTTCGTCGTCAAAATTATCAACCTCATCATCAGATACGTCAGTATCCTCCAAATCGGCATCTAGGTCAATCTCCTCTTCGTCGTCTTGCTCGTTAAGGGACTCTTTTACTAATGATCTGATTTCTTCCTTCATTGTAGAAGCAAGTATTCCTTTTGCATTTTCGTTAATAACTTCTTCCAAATTTCGCATTTGTAAGAAAGTATCTTCAACTAATGATTTTTGTTTGTTCATTATAGTTTGGTTATTTTACAATATAAATAGTGTGGTTTTTAAAAAAATTCATATTTTTATAATAATGAGGCAAAAAAAATGGAGATATTAAAAAATACCCCCATTTTAAAAATTTTAATTAGATAGAAAATTAATCAATAACCTCACCAATTTTACTTTCTGTGATTGATGTAATTCTCCAATCCATTGAATAGTGTTCGTAAACTTTTGTTACTTTTGATTCAACATCGGTAGGACTATATCCTAATACCAATTTTTCCTCTCTCATTTTTTTAACTTTCCCTGATTCGTTGTCTAACAAATCTGATGTGATTTTAGCCACAAAATACTTTTCTCCTTGTTCCATAATTAATTATTTTTATTGATTTATTAAATTATAGAACTTATTTTTTTATTTGTCAAGAAATGAAGTTAATTTATCCATTAAACTTTTTGTTTTATCGATTGCCGAAGATTCCATTCCTGTTGCCCTTCCTAAATTTGTTTTTTTATCTTCTTCAAGGTTCTCCTCATATTTTAATCTGTCGTTTTTATCTAAGAACAAATAAGCTCCTGGTGTCGATGGTGAAGATACAAGGTCAAAACAAATTAATTCAAAGTCATCTTGTACTTCATTTTGTTCCCCCACTTTTTTAAGGGATCCTACTCCGCGAGAAGAAATACCTAAAGTAACACCTTGTCGTAAAAAGTTTGCGGCTAAATCTCCTTTTGTAGAGACAATTCCTCTTTCATGAAATCCAGGACTTGTAAGTAACTTTATTTTACCTAATAATATTGGACCTTCCCACCATACTTCTGTAATTAAGTGTGATACACGATCCAAATCAATTAAAGAAGACTCTGGATGGTTTAATTCAGAGAGTGAGGTACCCTTTTCAATTATTTTCTTATAATTCTCGGCTTCTCTCTTTAATATTTTCTCAGGATAAACCCTACCATTTCTATTTGGGGTATCATATTTCTGTAATACAGCATAGAACTCAAAAGGTTTAGAGTGGTCAAGCATATTTCTTGACTCTTTTATTATTTCTAAATTACGACCCTCGTTAGGATTTATATATCCTGAATCATATTCGATAAGTATCCCTTTACCCGAATCATTGGGTCCCAAAATTTTATAACCGTTCATAGTATTTTTTTATTATAAATACTAAACTTTTTCGGTTTTTACTTTAATTGGTTTAACATTACCATTTTTTGTTAGATAAAACTTGAATTGATTGTTTTTATGTAGGATATCATCATAGATTCCCTTAATGATTTCTTTTAATTTTCTTTTAAGTTTTAAATCTTTAAAATCTATCTCATTAATAAGATATAAGTTAATTTCTAAATTCATAAAAGATTTTTTCTTTAGTGTTAAACCACTTGTTCTTAGATCCATATCAACAATGAATTTATCGTCAAATGTTGTTTTATCTATATTGTTGTAGATTGAGTGTTTAATGGATCGGTTCATATTTAATACGACTCTTGTCCAATTTTCCGAGTCTTTAATTGGTTCTGCCCAAGTCTGTAAACTTAAATATAAAGATTTAAAATTTTTTGAGTCTACTGTTCCGTAGGTAATTTTTGAGTTTCTAAATCCACTCAGTTTTGCGGTTTTCCCTTTTTTCATTTGTATTTTTCATAAAAACAATGTTTATTTTATGAAATAATAGTTAATTTTGTGATATATATCAAATATAAAATAAATTATTAAAAAATTATATGTTAATAGTACACGTAACTAAGAATGGGGGGATTGAAAGGGCTCTTAAGCAATTGAAGAGTAAGGTAATTAAAACAAAACAAAATTCTCACTTAAATGATAGAAAAGAATTTACTAAAAAATCTGTAAAAAATAGGAATGTTCTTAACAAGTCTATTTATCGTCAAAAATTAAAAGGTAACGATTAAAGATTTTCGTTTAATTGTTTTAGTTTAAAGTAGTTTAACTTATCAAAAGATTCAAGTGTAATTTTTTCAATTGTTTCGTTAATTCTTTGGATTACTTCTTCATCTTGATCTGTCTCTTGTATTGACTCTAACCTGTTTAACACATTTTCTTTTAGTGTGTTATATTCAGTTTTTAAAACCTCATCGTCTTTGGTTAATAAAGTTTTTAATTTTTTTTGATCGGATTCTGTTAAACCATTAATGTAGTTTTTAATTGTTTTGTTTGCAATACTAACCATAGTATTTAAAGGAATATTAATAATTTCTTTTTCTTGTTTTGGTAATTTTGTAATTGTTTCTAAAATAGTTTTTTTACTTTTAATTTTTTCTTCTAATTTAGTAATACCCGTAGAAAATAAATCATCAATTACATCGTATTCGTTATTATATTCGGTACCTTCAATCCAATCGTTAATAGATTTAACATCATTCTTTGATATTTTATTTATTGAGTTTTCATAAACAGTAATACTTTGATTTATGTACTCGTTTGCAATAGATTCGTTTAAACCTTTATTTACACTCAATTCGTCGTATAAGTAAAAAAGTTTAGAAATGTTTTTATTCTTCAACACTAATTGATTGAATTTTGGCATTTCTTTTTTAATTGTGTTGTTTTTATACGACTCAACTAATTTGTTTTCTATTTTTGATTTTAATATCCCGAACTTCATAATCTTTTTTATTTATAAATATCAATCTCTTAGTAATTTGCTCAATTCATTTTCAATTGACCCCAAAGAATTTTTTCCTCTTGATAGATCAATGTATTTATCACCATGAATATCGTCACTTTCTAATAGAATATTTAGATTATCATTTTTCTTTCCTTCCGGTAATGTTTCTTCTTCAGGTGCTGGTGGTGCCCCAGGTCCCGGTGGTTCAGGTGCTCCTTCAGGTGCTCCGCCACCTAATGGTGGTAATGGGGATTCTTCACCACCTCCGAAGTCAGGTAATGATCCACCACCACCTCCGAATGATGATCCTCCTCCACCGCCTGCTGGTGGTGCCCCACCTACTGGTGGATTTTCTGTGGATCCGGTTTTAGTTTTATATAATCTGTCCACAACATCAAACATACCTGTGTGTGTGATAACAGTTGCGGTATTTGCTAATTCAGCGGCAACCGCTCTTTCCAATCTTTGTTGTTGTGTGTCTAATTTAATATCTTCATCTGAGAAACCAAAAATATGTTTCTTAGCCCAAGTTGCGGATGTTGGTGATAATGTGTTAGGTATTTCCGAAACTAAATCTTTATACAACAACACTTTTTCTTTCCAAACATCAATCATTAATAAATCCGCTTGTTTTGACGGGTTTGTTAATCCTAATGTAAAGTTTTGTAATTCATCCTCAAACCCTAGAATGAATAAGTGAATGATGGCAATTTTATTCATTTCTGAAATCATTGCTTTTTGGATTTTATTAATTGTTCTTGCAAAACGAATATCCTGTAATGATAAATTTTTACCATCCCCAACAACTTCTTCAAACCCTAAGTATGCTTTTGGTACACGTAATGCGGTTACCAATTTCTTTTGGATATATTCGATATCTGCAATCTCAGATAAGTTTGATGCCCCCGGTAATGTCTCAATCGGCATCGTTTGCGTAACGTCACGGACAGGAACAAAATAATCTTGATCTACTGCCATTTGATTAAATCGTAAATCAACGTTACCTGTTTTATTATCAACAATCTGATCACGTTTAAATTTGTTTGCAACACGCTGTACATACGCTTCAACATCTTTATCGTCCATATTACCCACAAAAACTTTAAACACCCTTCTTTCAGGTGCTCTTGAGGTTCTATAGATTAACATCGCATCTTCCGATAATAATAATTGTTTCCATATTCTCCTTGCTTTCTCCAACATTGAGGTTCCGTAGGGTAATTTTCTATCATCACCAAGTAATCTAAAGTGGGCAATTTCCCAACTATTAAATTCCATATCTTTTACTTTCCAATGGAATCTTAATCCTTTGTCTTTTGGGTCCACTTCGGCATTAATTGATTTTGCGGCCATACCTCTTTCCAATCGTTCAATCTCAATGTTTGGTAACTGCATACATCCCACGATACCCTTTTCGGGATCTAATTTTAGATATACAAAATTATCACCATATTTACAAGTATTTCTTGTCCACATTTGTAAATTTGTATTAACGTCTAAAACATTATTAAATAAATCCGCTAAAATCCCTTTTACTCTTTTTGATTCGGAATAAATTTGTAGAATAAAACCATCTTGGTTTGGTGTTGTGGATTCTTCGGCATAAATGTCTAACGCTGTTGAGATCTCAGGAGTAAATTCCATCGATTCGTAGTCATAGAATGCTGCCAATCTTGTTGGTTCATAATAAATTGCCTGAGTATATAGATTATTTTCTATTTTTGCCCATTGACCTGATAAATATAAAGATTGTTGAGCCTCTAATTTTTCCCTTTCATATTCTTGTTTGTTGGGGGTTTTTAGTAATTCTTTTTTGTCTAATTTATATGTGGGGTAATCTTGATTCAATAAAGAATTAGGACCAAATGTCTTAGATAACCTCTGCCATATCGTTATATTTTGATTATTATTTTCCATATTACAATTTTAAGTATATCGATAAATATCTAAATAGTTCACTTGTTTTGAAAATATTTTGTGATTCTTTGACTTAATCTAACTCGTGGATCATTTTCTGTTCTATTTAAAACATTATATGGGACTATAAAACCAAAACTTAAAAACACTCTTCTTGAGTTAAACTCTTCGGTCCAATGTTTGTATAACGACGCCTCAAAACAGTATAGGTCTTTTTGTTCTATTACGGGTGATGAACCGTCTATAAAAATTTTATAATCTTCTGATAACACACTTATGTTACACTTATAATTTATGTAACCATCAATTGATGCATCATAGTGGGGTTGAGATTTCAC